GAGAGGTTGTTTATTTTGAAGCATCAACAGACGTAAACAACACGAAAGTCTCATTGAGATTTTCAGGAGTAGAAGTAGATTCATAATGAACACAATACAAATAGTAGAATTACTCGGAGTTGTTCCCATCGTTGGTTCAATCTTTGGGATATGGGTTAAGATGAACTCGTTAGTTTCAAAGCAAGAAATCAAAATAGAGAATCTTGAAATGGAACTTCGAGAGATGAAACGACACAACGAACGACAGGAAGAAAAAATGTATCAAAAGCTAGAAGCGATTGATGAAAAAATCTCATCCTTTCTTTTGCATTTTTCAAAGTGTTCAAACTTCAAAACAAACGGACAATGAAAACTAAAAGCAAAACAAGCCCAAAGGGTGGTAACAGAGGTTGTCTAGGTGATGACGGTAAATACTCTATTGAGAACTGCAATGGAGACTTACAAAACCAAGGTATCGGTAGTTTAGTTAATCAAGGTTCTTCAAGCGTAACTAACACAGACACAACGAGGGTTACAGGTTCAACTTCAAGTTAAAAATACAACAATCAATAATATAAACGTTTAATTAATAGTTATGAGTGAAAAAACAGTTTACGGTAAGCTCTTTAAGGGTGAGCAAGTTGACCTTTCGAGTGAGAAAGTAGAGCTTGGTTTAACACAAGATGCGGAAAAGGCTATCAGTAAATATTACAGCGCAACAGATAAAGCCTTAAATAAAGGTCAAGATGCGTATAAATTGTTGAATGCTGCTATTTCAGAGTTTACAGATATGCTGAAAACAGCAGATGCTTTAGAGACTTACAAGAAAAAACTAGAAGCTGCTGCAAAAGATTTGGGGGTACCTACATCTGGATGGGCAATACTACAAGATTTAGAAATAGCTATTAAAAACTCTAAAGAGTTAACACAGTACAAGAAATCATTAGAAAAAGCAGCGTCTGCACTTTAAATAATAAATAAATCATATATGAAAGAACAAATCAACGAACTACTTAAGAAAGTAGGCTTAAAAGCTGAAGATATTAAGTTGGCTCAAATGAAATTAGCAGACGGTGTTACTATCGTAGAGGCTGAAGCATTCGAGGCAGGTTACTCTATCGGTATTGTAACAGAAGAGGGAGTAGTAGCACTTCCTAAAGGCGAATACGAAATGGAAGACGGTAAAGCACTTATCGTTGAGGAAGATGGAGTTATCGCTGAAATCAAAGACGCAGTTTCAGAAGAGGAAGCAGCAGAAGAGGGCGAAATGATGGATGAGAAAGAAGAAATGAGTTCAGAGCCACAGCCTAAAAAGGTTGTTGAGTCTGTTACTAAAGAGTCTTTCTTCTCTAAAGACCTTCACGATGCGCTAGTTAATGAGATCGCTGAATTGAAAGCACAACTAGAAGCGAAAGCGGAATCTAAAGAGGAAGTAACAGAGGAGGTAGAAATGAGTTCAGATGATGAACCTGCAGCAGAGGTTATTAACCACAACCCTGAAAGAGCAAACGATGTTAAGTTCCAGTATGGTACTTCTCGTAACTCTACTACTCTTGATAGAATAATGGCAAAATTAAGTAAATAATTTTTTAATAAATAACAAATGGCAACAACAACATCAATTACTACTACTTACGCAGGGGAATTTGCGGGTCAGTATGTAGCGGCAGCACTATTGAGTGCTAACACAATCGAGCAAGGGCTTATCACGGTAAAGCCGAATGTCAAATATAAGGAAGTTCTTAAGAAACTATCCCTAAACGACGTTTTGAAAGATAGCACCTGCGATTTTACTGCGACAAGCACAGTAACACTTACAGAGAGAATCTTAACTCCTGTTGAACTACAAGTTAACCTACAACTTTGTAAGGCTGACTTCCGTTCAGATTGGGAAGCGGTTCAAATGGGTTACTCTGCACACGATAACCTACCAAAAACATTTGCTGACTTTATGATTGCTCACGTAGCAGCTAAAGTAGCAGCTAAAATCGAGCAGAACATTTGGCAAGGTAACGACTCTAACACAGGTGAGTTCGACGGGTTCGAGGTTCTTTTGAGAAACGATTCAGACCTACCTAACGCACAAGAGGTAACTGGTACTACAGTAACTGCGGCAAATGCCATCACAGAGTTAGGAAAGTTGGTTGATGCCATCCCATCGACTATCTACGGAAGAGAAGACCTTTATATCTACTGTTCACGTAACATCTTTAAGGCTTACATTCGTGCATTGGGTGGATATGGTCAAGCGACTAACCAAAACCACGCAGGTATCGAGAACAAAGGTAACCTTTGGTATGCTAACGGAGCTGTCAGCTTTGATGGGATTCCTGTTGTAATGTGTTCAGGAATGTCTGATGATACTGCAATCTGTACATATAAAGAAAACCTTTACTTTGGAACTGGACTTCTTTCTGACCACAACGAGGTTAAATTGTTGGATATGGCAGACCTAGACGGTTCACAAAACGTAAGAGTTGTAATGAGAATGACGGGAGCGGTACAATACGCTAACGTTGAAGACATCGTTACTTACGGAATTGAGAATCCATTCGTATCGTAGAGATAGGATAAACTAAATTAGAGAGGGGAGGTAAAGTGCCTTCCCTTTTTTTATAAACATTAAATACATTAAAAAATGGCGTGTCAAATTTCAGCAGGTCGTATTGAGCCTTGTAAAGATTCTATCGGTGGTTTAGATGCTATCTATATCATCAACGATGGGGATGCTACAGGATTCACTTACGATGCTACAAATACAGATGCTATCGAAACTGTAACGGGTAACCCTTATGCGTATAAATACGACCTAAAAGGTGCTACTTCTACATTCGAGCAGACTGTAACAAGTTCAAGAGATAACGGAACTACTTTTTGGGAGCAGAAACTAACTGTTACTCTTAAAAAACTATCTATCGCAGACCACAAAGAGCTTAAATTACTAGCTTACGGAAACCCTCAAATCATTGTTAAGGATAACAACGATAATTTCTTTATGATGGGATTGAAGTACGGAGCAGATGTAACAGGAGGTTCAGTTGTAACAGGTGGAGCAATGGGTGATCTTTCAGGATATACTTTAGAGTTCACTGCAATGGAGCCACTTCCTGCTAACTTCTTTGAAGCAACTGACGAGGCAGGACTTGTAACAGCAGGAGTAATTATTGTTAAAGGTAACGGACAATACGTATCTTAATAAATAATTTTTACTAAATTAGACCCCTACCCACTCGGTGGGGGTTTTTTAATTAAAGAGATATGAAAGAAATGAAATCGGTGTTAAAGCACCTAAACAAAAACGAAGTAAACCTATCTAGTGAAAAGGTAGAGTTGTCCTCTATTGATAAGTTAAAAGAAATAGTAAAAGACGCAAGAGGCGAAGCAAAAAGAAGAGAGGATGCTATTAAGTGGGCTAAAAAAGCGGAAGAGGCGTTTAAGATTATTTCTGATGCAGACGGAATAATAGAGGCAGCTATGAAGGCAGCGGGTAAGTTTCAAGATTCATCTAACAAAATGTTAATTGATTTTGCTAAAAAAGCGGAAGAATTAGGTATAAAACCTAGCTCTGTAAAAGAGTGGAAAGAAGCGGAAGACGCAGTTAACGAGGTTTTTAGAGAGCAGGATTTATTAGCGGGGTGGGCTGACACCATAAAAAAGTTAAGGCTTTAGCGTCAACTAACTAAAAAACAGAAAGGGTAGTCATTACGGCTACCCTTTTCTCTTACCTAAAACATTGAAACAAGTTATCGAGAACAAATTCAGAACACTTTTACAGATTAAAATGAAATTGTTATCACCCCAAAGATACACTTTAAACAACAAAAAGCAAATATTTCGTTTATTAAATATGATAGTTCTAAAAGAGCAAGGTACAGACCAAACGTTTAAGTTTATTCCTAGAGAATACACGGCAGATTCTTTGGTATTAACTAACGAAACTACAAATGCTTCTACTACTTATGTGATTACCGTGAGTAGAGTAGACTATAACGATAATGTAGACACCGCAGGGCTTTATTTAAGCGTCACAGATACGTTTACTTTAAAAGAGGATAACTTCTATTCACTTGTAGTTAAAAACGGCTCTGACGTAATCTATAGAGATAAGGTATTTTGCACGAATCAAACAGTATCAGACTTCACAGTTAACAGTGGTGAGTTTAATACTTACACATCAACAAATGAATATATAACATACGAATAATGAAAGAGTTAAAATCAGTATTAAAACACCTTAACAAAGAAGAGGTAAACCTTGCGAGTGAAAAGGTAGAGTTGGCTTCAACTTCTGAAATTTCGTCCTTAACTACAATGTTTAAAAATAACGTTGAAAATTTAAGCAAAGAATATGACGAATATTTTAAGTTAAGAAAAAGTGTTAAGAGTGGGTTTTCAAGAGCCTCTCAAATAGGTCAAGAATTAGAGCAGATGGTTTTAGAGTTTTCTAAAAATGCTAAAGAATTAGGTATAAGCCCTGATTCTGTTAAGGAATACAAACAGGCAAAACAAGCGCTTGATAAATCATTCCCAGTTCTTAAAGATATGAAGAAATTTATTAGATAATACTCTATGAGTAACTTACACATACTTAATTTAGCTAAATACGAAAAGCCTGAAGTAGTAGAGGATAAGCGTAACGATTGGGTAAACTACGGGGATGACAATAATTACTTCCAGTGGCTTATTGAACGCTTTGAAAACTCGCCTACAAACAATGCTATAATCAACAACATTTCTAGGTTGATAGTTGGTAGAGGTTTATACGCAAAAGACGCTAATAAACGACCTAACGAGTACGCACAGGCGATGATGCTATTTTCTCCTGAATGCGTTAAGATGTTAGCAAAGGATTTTAAGCTATTCGGTCAAGCTGCGTTACAAGTAATTTACTCAAAGAATGGTAAAAAGATTGTTAAGGTATCGCATATGCCCGTTAATCTATTACGCCCTGAAAAGTGTAATAAAGACGGAGAGATTGAGGCTTACTATTATTCCGATAACTGGGAAGACCCTAGAAAGTTTGAACCACAAAGAATAGACGCTTTCGGGTTTGGTGGTAAGATCGAGATACTTTACATTAAAGACTATGCGGTAGGTAAAAAGTATTTCGGTGATGTTGACTATAGAGGTGCTTTAGCCTACACGGTTTTAGAGGAGGAAATAGCAGAATACTTAATCAACGAAGTACATAACGGGTTTAGCGGTACTAAAGTAGTGAACTTCAATAACGGAGTGCCTACAGAGGAACAACAAGATATTATTTCACGAAAGGTTCTAAACAAACTTACAGGTTCAAGAGGGCAAAAGGTTATCGTAGCGTTTAACAACAACGCAGAAAGCAAAACTACGGTAGATGATATTCCTTTAAATGATGCACCTGAACACTACGAGTATTTAAGTAAAGAGGCAGAGCAGAAAATCCTTATCGGGCACAATGTAACTAGCCCTATGTTGGTGGGTGTCGTTACAGATAATCAAGGGTTCAGTTCAAACGCAGACGAGATAGAAGTAGCTGCGAAGTATTTCTATAACTCTGTGATCGTTCCTTTCCAAGAGACGTTAATAGATGCGTTCCAAAGAATACTTAATTACAATGGTGTTGAGTTAGACCTTTATTTTAGAAGATTAAACCTTTTGGAATCTATTGAAGAGGAAGAACAAAAGAGCGAAGAGGTTGGGTTTAGTTCAGACCTAGAATTTATGCTATCTGAAATCGGTGAGGAAATCGGTGATGAGTGGGAGTTGATAGATGAGAGAGAGGTAGACTACGAATTAGAGGAAACCCTAGACAACCAGTTAAAAGATTTTGAGGCGGAGTTACAAGAGACAACGCTATCTAAAATATGGAAGTTCTTTAGCGGTGGTTGGAATAGCCCCAATAGAGAGTCTTCACAAGATAAAGAAATAGACGGTTTTTACTTTAAGGTAAGATACAAGTATGTAGGCAATGAAGCACCTGAAAGAGACTTCTGTAGAGCTATGATGAGAGCAAGTAAAGTTTACAGAAAGGAAGATATTTACAGACTATCAGACCAAGGGGTTAATAGTTCACACGGACACAAAGGTCAGGCATACGATATTTTTAAATTTAAGGGCGGTGTAAATTGTCATCACAAATGGTTAAGGCAAACTTATGTAAGTGCAAATAAAACTGCTTCAATCGGTTCAGCTAAAACAACACAAGTAAGCACAAACAAGGCACGTAAATTTGGCTATAGAGTAACTAACCCTAAAGAGGTTGCTATGATGCCTAAAGATATGCCTAATAGCGGACATCACCCAAACTACGGTAAATAATGGCAACAGCTTTATTAATAACGAGAGAGGATATAGTAAGAAGTACAGCGTTGAATGGTAACGTTGATAGTGATTTATACATTCAGTTTGTTAGAATCGCACAGGATATACATATACAGAATTATCTAGGTACTGACTTACTAGAGAAGATTCAATCTTTAATTACGGCAGGTACTTTAGATGATGCGGGTAACGCTGACTATAAAAGCCTTTTACTAACGTATGTAAAGCCGATGTTGATCCATTGGGCGATGGTAGAGTATTTACCTTTTGCGGCTTACTCAATCGCTAACAAAGGTGTTTATAAGCACAACTCTGAAAACTCTACAAACGCAGAGAAAAACGAAATAGACTTTCTAGTAGAAAAGGAGAGAGACATAGCAGAGCATTATACACAAAGGTTTATAGATTACATCTGTTATAACACGGCTACATTCCCTGAATACAATTCAAATACTAACGGAGATATGTACCCTGATTCTGACAGTTCATTTAGTGGGTGGTATATATGATATATAAAGCAAAGAAAAAGAACGTAGAGAAGTTGAAAACATTCTTAAGTAAGAAAAATGGCAGACGTAAAGGTAAGTAGTTTAACGGAGGTAACGAGTAGACCTGATTTATCGGATAGGCTCTATATTATCACTAACGATGGTGATGGTACTTTTACATCTAAACAGGTAGAACTTGAAAAGGTTATGGAGTTAGTTCCTGCGGAATTAATTCTAGCGGCTTCAGACGAATCTACAGCGTTAACTACTGGAACTGCAAAGCTAACTTTTAGAATGCCGTATCAAATGAAACTAACAGAGGTTAGAGCGAGTTTAACGGGTGCAGGGTCTACAAGTGGAACAACTACGATAGACATAAACGAAAGCGGTACTACTATTTTAAGTACTAAACTTACTATAGACTTTGGAGAGAAGACAAGTACAACGGCTGCTACTGCTGCGGTAATTTCTGATAGTATCTTATTGGATGATTCAGAGATAACAATAGACATTGATGCCGTAACGGGTGGAGCAGACGAGACAGGCTTAAAAGTAACATTAATAGGATATAGAGTATTACCTGAAGTATCATAATGTTTATTATTAATCCATATATTTTTGGAAGTGGTACAAGTTACCTACTAGACACTTATTCGGCAACGGCTGCATATTCACTACGTCAGTTAAAGACGGGTGTTACATCAGTTGTAAGGGTTAGACGTTCTTCAGATAATGCAGAGTCAGATTTCACGGCTACGGAGATAAGTGATGGTACACTTGCGAGTTGGTCTACTGGTACTGATTCTTTCGTAGTTACGTGGTATGACCAAAGCGGGAATGGATATAACCAAACTCAATCCACTGCGGGAAGTCAACCTAAATTAGTGTCAAGTGGTTCAGTATTAGCTTTAAATTCTGTTTCAGCTATTCAGTTTGACGGAAGTAACGACTATTTAACAAGGGGGACTAGCTTAAATGAAATCCACGGAAACGATTGGAGTTATTCAAGTGTTGCAAATAATGAAGCAAACAATGGTAATGGGATGGTTTGGTCTAACAGGGCAAGTAGCGGTTCAAATTTTGGGTGTCACGCGCGTGTTGACAGGAGAACGAATAAAATACATACACTTATAGATACGGGTGCAGCTAATACAACTTACACAACTTTAGCAACAGACAACACGAATAGCCAAAGGTTAAACACTTTCTTTTTAGATAGCTCTGATAATGGAGAGGCTTTTTTAAATGGTGTAAGTCAGTCAACCGCTACACTTCCAACCGCATTAACTAGTGGTGGTAATTTTGATATTGGGAGACAGGCTTTAGGAGGTTCTTACTTGAACGGATATATACAGGAAGTTATAATCTTCGGTTCAGACCAAAGCGCAAACAGGACTGCAATAGAATCAGATATTAACACTTATTATTCAATATACTAATGGTTAAAGAAGTAACAGGGTACAAGTTCAACAACATTAATGCTGCCGAAAATAGTCAGAATTCTTTGAGAGTTCACTATATGGGAGACAGAACGCAAGGCAATCCCAACGGAGACGGCAAACCATACACAACAACTCAATGGGTAGAAGTTCAACAAGGAACATTTGAGGGTTCGAGCTTTTTTTATATTGTGGGGGATTTTGCCCCAGTTTTAGGATTCCCTCAAATTATAGAAATCGAAGTAGACGAGATATGATAGACAGACTATTTAAAAGCGGAGTCATAACTACAATTTGTGGTTTAGTGGTAATCTTATTTGCCGTAGGTGTATGGGCATTCACAGAAGAAGAAGCTACCGATGCTGTAATTATTGCGGGGATCGGTTCAGGTCTTCTATTTTTAAAAGATAAACACGTAGGATTAGGTGAGAGAGGTTAATTATTTGGTAGTTCATTGTTCAGCGACTAGCTTTGGAAAAGACCTAGACGTTATGGATATTGATAGGATGCACCGACGCAGAGGTTGGAGCGGAGTAGGCTACAACTATGTGATTAAACTAGATGGTACTATTGAGAACGGCAGACCATTAGAAAAAATTCCCGCTCACGTTAAAGGGTTTAATAGAAATTCAATCGGCATTTGTTACATCGGGGGTTTAGATGAGAACGGCAAAGGTGCTGACACTAGAACACCTCAACAAAAAGAAGCTTTACTATTTCAGTTGATGTCACTTAAACAACGTTTTCCCGATGCGGTTATCGTAGGTCATAGAGACTTGTCACCGGATAAAGACGGAGACGGAATCGTTGAGCGTCACGAGTGGTTAAAATTATGTCCGTGCTTTAACGCGAAAGAAGAGTATTCAGATATTTGGATATAAAAAAAGAGAGCCGTACTATACTTCGGACTCTCTTAATCGACCTTGGGGTGATAAGACCCACGGTACTTTAACATTTACACGACAAATATAATAAAACTTTTATGATAGAAGAAGAGATTAGAAAATTAGAAGCACAATTAACAGGTGATATGTTTGAAGATATGGATATTAAAGACAGGATCCATAACTTACAAATGCAATTAGACGGGGTTAAACCTGAAGATTCACATATTTCTTGTATCGGATGCGGTTCTTAATTATCATATTTCTTTTATCTAGCTGTTCGGCGAATTATCATTTGAACAAAGCGG